TCAATCAAGATATTCGAGTAAAAGAGGGCTCGAACGGCCGTATGTTCCGATCTGCATGACCCACAGAGCGCCCGGGCCATGCTGGGCGGTAAGGCTTGATCGTTCGTCTTCGGACAACTCGATACGCGCTTCTGCGAGGCGCCAGCTGACCGCTGGCCGCCCAGTATCGCCAAAGCCGACAAGATATTCTTCGTTCTGTTCGACCAGCGGCACGTCGGCTCCGTCGAGCCAGTGCCAGTGGCCACGCGCGCGGCGTGTCCAACACCATTCCACCCCGCCGCTTGAAAGCAAGCGCTTGCGCGGTGCCACCGGTACGAGCGGTTGGCGCGATCGCCCTATTTGTTCGAGCTCTACGTCAACCGGCTGCGGATCGACCTGTCCGATTGCGGCGACCCGGGTACCCGCGATCGCAGGCACGCGAACATCGTCGAGCCTTGTCAATCGGTCGTCGAGCAACACTACCTTTGCGCCTGCAGGGTGCCCGTTGCTGGCAAGATCCTCCGTTCCAGCTTGGGCACGCACCAGTCCTCGCAGCTCCCACAAACCGGGTTCAACGGCTATCGCATTCAAGAATTGCACCACTTCGCCGTCGACCCACAGCCGGTTCGCACCCATCGCCAAGCCGGTCGCATCCGTGCTCTCGAAGCCCAAGTCTTGCGCGGCACACCGGACCTGCAAAATTGCCGCCGCCTCGAAGAACAAACCGGTGGAGGCCGGCAATGGCGACGCAAGTGTGCCAATTACTGCGCGCCTAACACCGGTTACGCCGACCGGTTCGAGTGTTTCGCCGCGCACGACATAGAGCGACGCTCCGCGCCAACCCGCTGCAGGTGAGCTTGCCGCCGCGTAGAGCAGCGGGGTGTTCGCATTGGCGCTCCCGTTATTGGGAAGTTCGAAGGCGACGATCAGTGTCTCGCCGGACACCAAGTCGCGCGGAGGTAGCGCCGTGCCTGCATCCGCTGTGCCGGTCGGTGGCAGGCCTGGTGCAATCCTGTCGAGTTCGAGTTCAAGCCCGCGATCGAACCATTCCCAGCTCATGATCCGCCATACGCCACGCCTCCCCGGTACCTGCACCCGCGCGCCGGGAGCAAATCTTTGGTCGATCTCGCCGATTCGCCATGACATTCGCTCGCGTCGGAACCGGGTTCGCTGGGCGTTGTCGTTTGCCAGTCGTCGCGCGCCTTCGGCTTGCATAGCGGCTGGAAGATCCACGATGCTTTCGCGCCCGGATGAGCGCATGCCCAGCGCGCGCTGCACTCCTGGCTGATAATCGCGATCCTCGTCGTAATAGCGAATTGCGATCGGTTGGGGAGCTGCAGCGTCGCTACGCACGCGATGGCGTCGGCCAGCATTTTCACTCTCCCGGTCAGAAAGCTGTTCGGGAAGTATCGCGATCGGTTCGCCCGGGCGTTCGCTACCGCTAAGCGTCAGTCCATTTTCATTGACCGTGCAACGGAGCGGGAAAACCCTTTCGAGGTTGGAAAGCGCTCCCAGAACCGCACCACCTTCATCTGCGAAGCCGCGCGCCTCTCCCAAGACAGGAGTAGTGTTTCGGGCCTGCGGCACGAGCGCGCCGAGGTCGATGGCGCTCGACTCGGACGCGATCACCTCGAACGTCAGGGCTGGTATCCGATTGCCGAAGTCGGAAAGTTCGAGGTTTTCAAACACGACATAGGCATAGTCGCGAAAAGCGGGCGTGTGAGCGGCCTTGTCCGCAGCGATCAGGGGATCGACCGGGTCATCCCCTCGGCCCAGATAGATACGCAGCGCTCCGGCAACCTTGAGATCTTCGTTCGCGCCGCGCAGCAATGTACCATCTGCCCAGATGCGTCCAATGCGCTCGACCGGCGTGCTCGATAACGCAACCGCGAAGGATGCGGAGTAGGAGTAGGTTGTGGTGGACGGTCCGCTCTTCCCGCCGCCCTGCCGCTCGGAGTTCTCGGTAAGGTCGGTTGCCCACACGATGGTTCCAGCGGTGCGCATGCGTCCAAACAGCCGCGGAACAGGCTGACCGTAGCTAGAGGTGGTGACGGCCAGTTCTTTAAGACGTGGGCCTTCGCGTCCTGGCGGGCCGAACAAGGTGCGGTCGGCTTGCTGTCCGAGAAAAGCGCCCAGAGCGCCGCCGATCGGTCCGCCAATCGCTGTGCCGACGGCGGTTAGTACTAGGGTGGCCATTTTCGACCTCCTTGTGATTTGCAATCAGGTAAGGCGCCAGTGGCCTTGCGGTGGCGCGGCGATACGGATCGGCTCGCGCACGACGCGCTTCAACCCGGCGTGAGCGTGGATGAACCAGGGCGAAAAGTCGGCAATGGCGAAATGCGTCTGCCCCGCTCCGGGGGAAACCAATACGAGATCGCCGCGGGTCAAGTCACCATTCGCCGGGATGAAGCCTGCAGCTTCGATCGCGGGTAGCCAGGCTGAGATACTGAGGTTGCGCAAGCCATATCCACTCGGAGCTGCAGCCGGGCGCTCGATAGCGGCGAGACTGGCGCTGACCAGTCCGACGCAATCGAGGTTTGCAAGCGGGTCGCGGCCATGCAGGCGGAACGGGACGCCTACAAAGGCAAGCGCCGCATTGGCGAGCTGGTCTCCCGGCGATATGTCAGCGGTCACGCGCCGGGCCGACCATAGCGCGCCAGCAGATCATTACCGGGGAGGAAGGGCTCTCCGCGGAAATTGACCGCGTTATCGAACCGACCCGAACAGGTTGCGATCGTATGGTCGCATCCTTCGCGCAGTTCTGCCATCGTTCCCTCCGCAAGACCGTCGGCGACGACGCGATCGAGCGTAAGCCAATCGCCGTCCACGCTCACGATGGCGAACGGCAGACCAGTCTGCGGCCCATCCAGAAACCGCACCTCTCCATCCAGCAGATCGGCTGGAACATGATTGTCGAAGCGGACCGCGTTGCGCTCGACGTCAATCTCGCTGAGCGCTGCGGTGCTACTAAAGCGGGCGGCGCTCAGCGCGCAGCCGGGCCCGCAGAAAATGGCGCGGCAGGTCGGGCTGGTTCGTGGCACCAGATCCTCTTCGAGTAACGCCTTGGCAGAGCGTAATTCGGCGGAAAATCCCCGTGTATCGTCTTCGATCCGGCCGATTGTGCCGGTATAGAAGATCGTGTGTTCGAGCGTTTCCCAATCCACGATCCCGATCCCGATCGACGCATCATCGAACAAGCCCGCCGCAAGGTCCTCGATGCGGATCGATTCGTGGCTGAGCGCACCTTCGACATCGGCGGAATCCTCGCTAAGATCTGCCGTCATACGCACTGCGCTCGGCACCATGCCTGGGGCCGCCCGATGGCGCAGTCCGGCGAAAACGAGATCGCGATCGTGACTCGTAAAGCCCAGCGCGATCCCGTCGCGGCGGTAGATTCGCCAAATCGTTGCTGCGCTTTCGAGCTCTGAGGCGAAGAAGGTCCGCATTACAGCTCCTCGCGCAGTTCGATAAGCGGGACGCTTGGTGCCTCGCCCGCAGCGAAGTTGACCCCGGAAACATCGATCCGGTCTTCAGCGAACCGCACAGGTACATCGAACAGGAACCCGGCCCGGATCTCAGCACCTTTGGGCGGCGCGGTACCGAAGCGCAGCGCCCCCTTCTCGCCGAGTGTCCAGTCAAGCGATGGCGCACCCGCGACACTTATGAGCAGGCTCGCACCACGCGGACGAGTGATCGGGCGAACTTGCGGATCGGAGCCCGAACCATAGCGCTTCACCAGCTGAAAATCGGCACTTAGCCCGTCGCCAATACCGATTAGCTGGTCATTCATCGTCGGCGTGCCGGTCATCGCGTTGGAGCTGTGATCAAACGGGTCGCTGATGCGGAACGCCTTGGCTGCACCGCGCCGGGCGCGAAAAAACGCGATGAGCTCGGACAGTTCGGTTTCGGAGCGAATGCCCGGCCCTACGTCGAAATGTATGCGCGCATCGGACCACAGCGAATTGCGCCGCTCGTGCCCTGATGCGGTAACCGATACCGACGTCGCAAATTCGGGCGCGACTGCGGTGGTGCGTCCCAGGGCGAAGGGATAAAGTACGTCATCGAATGCTTGCATGGGGTCCTCCACAAGGGATGGCAGGCGCGTATATCCGTCACGGGCGACCTGCGGCAGCGCCCACACATATCGGCGGGCAACGCCGCGCCCCGCTGCTTCGTCAAGACCTGCATCGATCCGCGCCCAATAAGTTTCCGCATCTTCCGGACGCAGGACGAATCCGGAAAGGTAGTCCTGCTCCTCGATCGGGTATTGAAGTCGTGCATCGGCAAAGATGTAGGCGTTGCGACGCAGGGCGTCGGCCCCCGTGGTCAGCCAGTCGTAATCTTCAAGCTGCAGCCGGTCGAAGGCGGGGCGCGCCCAGCCGGTCGGCAGGTTGGCGCGGTAAAGCTCGGGCATATCGGCGGCGAGGATCGTTGGCGTGAAAGCGAGCAGCAGCAGTTCGGCCGGGCCCGTCGCAGCTGCACGGATCGCGTCGCCGAGCGCCGCGGTCGAAGCAGCGAGCAACGCGCCCGCTTTATCGAGGAGGGCACGCTGGGCGCTATCAAGAGCGCCGCGCATGTCAGGGATGGCGACCGGCGTCCCGCCCAAAGCGGAGCGCGCAGCTTCGTCGTAGAGACAGATTTCGCCGGCAGCGGTGGTCCACCACCATGGCTCTCCGATCTGGAAGCGCACCGGCTGGCCCGCCGCTTCCAGCAAGGCGACAAACGCGCGGGCGCTGGACCGGAGCCAACCCATCGCCGCGCTGTTCGCGGGCGACAGCAAAGTCGATGGGGGTTCCCAGCCGGTCAACGCTGGATCGCCGCTTAACGTGCGCTGCTTCCAGTCGCCGGGGCAGAAAGCGTCGAACAACTCGTAGGAAATCGAAGCGATCACCTCGAGCTGGTTCGCCGCCGCTTTGGCGAAGAACTCCGCGTGCCAAGCTCGCGCAGGCTCGCACAACACGCCCGCCCGATCGACAAGCAGGCCGCCCGGCTGCCGAGCAAGCCGCATGAAGTGGCTCATGCCAAGGTAATGGACCACGTCCTCACGGTAGCCGAGGCCGACGATGCTGCGCACCAGGCGCGCGGGCGTCTGGTTGTAGGCATCGTCATAGGCGGTCGCCATGCGCTCGCCATGGATCGGCAAACGCACATCTCCGATCTCCAGCATCGCTCCGCGTCCGTCGGCATTGATGCGCGAAACAGTGACGCTGCCATTGAACCGTTCTGGCAGCGGCGCAGTGCTGCCCGCGACATAGCCGGGGGCGACGAGCGAGATGAACATGCGGTCGATATCGGCGGGATTGATCAGTTCTCCGGGCAGTCCGAAACCGCTTTCAAGCTGCGAGAAGGGCAGCGTCACCTGCGCATCCTCGGGCGAACCTTCGGCGTAATTCCACAGCCGCACATACCAGGCGCGGGCATTGCCCGCCGCATCGCGCCCTTCGATCGTGAGCGTGGGTCCGTTTATGCCATCCAGCGGGATAATTCCGGTCGACTGCCAGCGAAAGCTGAGGGTCGTGTTCGAATAGTCCCTGTTCGTCTCGTAGCCGAGCAGCGGGTGATCGAGCGAATCGACACTATCCCAAATCAGACCTATCAACTCGCCTTCATGGTGAAGCTCGACATCAATCCGCATCGCGTCGGCCCGGGTAGTCACGACCGAAGCCATCGCAGGGCGGGGGAAATCGACCGTCCAGAAACGCGGATCGAAGCGCTGGATGAAGCTTGATTCTTGTGTACGGCGCTCGCGCGCAAGCCAGAAGCTCATTGGAGCTCTCCCTATCGCTCAGACAGTGCGCGGCGAACGGCGCTGGCGACTTGCCGCGAAGAGCGCTGCATGGCGACCGGCGCCGCCGTGCCCCGCGGGGCGTTTAGATTGATCGCGACCCGCACGTCCTGTCCGCCCTGCGCAGCTTCAGTTCCGGTGGCGATCCGGCCCGCGCTGGTGGGCACGAAAAGCTCCGGTCCGCGCTCGCCGACGACATAGCCGCGACCCGGCGAGACGGGGCCGCCGGTGGCGCGACCCGGAAGACCAAGTAGCGCACCCACCGCGTTGCCCAGAAAGCCTCCCGCGCTCTGACCAGACCCGCCGAAAATCGAGGATATGCCCGACTGGAGAGCATGGTTCGCGATTGCATCGAGCGCGCCGAAAGCGACCCGTTTGAGATCATCGAAGCCCAGGCTCCCCCGGCGAAGGGCGGATACCAAGCCGCGCTCGAGCACATCGCCCGCACGCCCGAAACCGTCGAGCAGTCGCGAATCGACAGCGCCGCGCATGGTTTCAACATCGGCAGCAAAGCCATCGGTGGCGGCGCGCACCTCGATGACGAGTTCTTCAAAGGCATCGTTCATAGCGCGTCACGCTCCATCATTCGGGCAATCGTTTCAGCGTCGGGCGGAAGGATTGCGGCAGCAGCGGCGTCCTCTCCTGTCGCAAGTGCCAGTTCGGCCGGGGTCGCGGACCAGAAGTGGTCCGGTCGCCAGCCGAGCAGGCGTGCGGAAAGGGGCACCAGTGGCGCGATCGCCTGCCCAAAGTCATGCGCTCGCACCAAAGCATCGCTCATGACCGGCCCTTGAGCACCTGTGCGAGGATCACCCGGACCGGCACGGTCGCTGCGACCAGGCCCCGCTCGATAACCGCCGCGCCAACCATGTCGCGCGCCGGGCGTGCTTCCGGATCGAGGCAGTGCCAGATAAGCGCGGTGATTTCACGGATAGTGAGCGAGCCTTGAGAGGCGCGTTCGACAAGTGCGAAGAGCGAACCGAGCTCTTCCTCAGCTGCAACGAGGGCTTCGAAACTGGGTCGTAGCAGGAACGTCCTGCCACCGACCTCGAAGTCCGCTTCGCCGCGCATCGGGTTTGCGGGTCGGCTCATGCGGGCAGGACCGGACCGGAGCTTTCAAGCTGCAGCGTGTAATTGCGCTCGCCGTTGAAATCACCGGAATAGTCGAGCCGCTGCACGAGGAAACGCCCGCGCATTCGCTCGCCATCTTCGAAGGACAGTTCGTAATCGTCGATCGTGCCAGCCAGCGCGTGCGTGCGGATCGCGGCTTCGGCTTCGCTGCCAAGGAAGATCCCCGCAGCGCTGACCGAAACGGAGCGTGTGCCGGCCCCCGAAAGCAGATCGCGCCAGCCGCCCGATTGTTTGTGTGTGATGGTTACGGTGTCACCATTGATCGAAAGCTGTGTGGTTCGAAGACCGGCGACGGTCTCGTAGCTCGGCGGGTTGCTGCCATCGCCGATCTTGAGGAGGAAGGCGGAGCCGTTCTGGGCGGGCATGGGTGTTCTCCGATTGAGGAAGGGGGAAACAGGGTCAGGGTGCGAAGATGCGGAAGCGGAATTCGAGCAATGAGCCGCGCAGATTGTCGGGCCGGGCCTCGCTTCGAGCGCGCAGGAAGCGGACCGACGCGATTTCGAAATCCGAATGGAACGGGGGGAGATCGAGCACGCGTCCCTCGATCGCGGTAAGCCACGGACCATCGGCGACCACATCGTCGGTGCGGGTTTCCAGTTCGATCGCGATACGGACCTCGCGGCCTGCGCGGGTTTTCGTGCCCCAGTCGGTCGAGGCGCTGGCCGCGATGCCGAGCCAGGGGGGACTGGCGGCGGCGGGGCTCTCTTCCTCGAACGCATTGATCGAGGAGAGTGCGGGATCGGCGCGCAACCAGTCGAGAAGCGCAGCGCGCAAAGCGTTTTCCATCGGATCAATCCTTCGTGAAGTCGGGCCACAGGGCGCGCGGATCACGCCAGTAGCGTTGGCCATTGCGGGCGCCGCCCGGTGGGCTGCGACCGAAGCCATCGCTCGGGTTATCGCGCAGCTGTTGGCGCACCTTGTCAGCGGCGGCGTGAGCGGCGCGCTCCGCGAAGGCGGTAAGCCGCCGGGACAGCGCGCTGGCCTTCAGCTCGGCGACAATCATGCCAGCCGCAGCGCGCGCCAGGGACGCCAGAGCGCGACAACGCTTGCTGGCGGGGTCGAGAGCGTCCCGCTTTCCGCTCGGCTGCGCTCCCGGTAAAGCTGGGCGCTGAGCCGGATGATTCCCTGCCGAAGCGCAGGCGGAAGGGTCTCCCAGTCGGCTGCGATACCGGCCTGAAACGTCACCGCGAGCATGTCCGCATCCAGGCGGGCGGGGATTGCGATTGCCGCTCCGCCGCTCGCATGGATCGTCGCCGAAAAGTCTTCGAGCGCAAGCGCGCCGCGCGTTCCGTTGCTGGCGACTGTCTCGACCGAAACCACCCGGCGCACAGGCTGCGTGGCCAAAGTGTGCCAGCCAGTGTGGGGGTGCACCCGCTCCTCGATCGTGGCGAGAAGCGGGACGCGACCAATAAACGCCTCGCACATGTCGAGGCCGGAGTGCAGCAAGCCCTCCAGCAGTGCATCTTCGCCCGGACGACTGATGCCGAGCCATTCCTTGAGGTCGGCGAGACCCGTCGCTGAGATATCGGCGGGCTGTATGATTGTCCGCTGCATCGCGGGATCTCCCGAATTGAAACGCGAGTAAAAAGCACCCGCGCCGCTTGGTGAGGCAGCGCTATGGGGACGCGCGGGTTCACGCGGCGCGGGTGCGAGGACTTCGGCCGGGACGAAGCGGGAGTGGGGACCCGCCTCGCGCACCGTGCCGAAGCGATCAGGCTTCGATCTTGAGAAGCTTGATCGCGTTCGAATCGAGCACTTGACCGCCCACGCGCTTGGTCGCGTAGAAGTGGACGAAGGGCTTGTTCGAATACGGATCGCGCAGCACCCGCGTCGCCGAATGTTCAGCGATCAGATAGCCGTGGCGGAAATTGCCAAATGCGATGGGGAAGGCGTCCGCTGCAACGTCCGGCATGTCTTCGGCTTCGACCACCGGGTAGCCCAGCAGTCGGTCCGGCTGACCCTCGACAAGGCCGGGCTGCCACAGGAACGCGCCGTCGGTCGTCTTGAGCTTGCGCACCCGTGCCAGCGTCGCCGAATTCATCACGAAGCTTGCGCCCTGGCGATGGCCCGACTTGAGCGCGTGGATCAGGTCGATCAGCTTTGCATCGGGCGCGGCATCGAACCCGTCAGCATCACCCGACGGGACATATTGCAGAACGCCGAAATTGCGCACGCCATCCGCAGCGGTGCTCGTCGGTGCGGCCAGGAAGCCTTCAGGCTGGTTGTTGCCGGTGCCGTTGACGAAGGCGGAGCCTTCGGCCCGAGCGAATTCGAGCGCAATCTCGTTTGCCAGCCAGCTTTCGATGTCGAAAGCCGCATCGTCGAGCATATTCTGGCTCGCCGCCGGATTGGCGTAGAGATCACCGGAAGGAGGCGCGATCTCGGCGAAGACGGGCGTGTCGGTTTCCGGGCGAAGTGCGCTCTCGCTAACCCAGCCTGAAGCCGTGCCGCCGGTCGCAATGAGCTTGCGGTAACCTGACGTTCCGGTCTGCACCACCTGAGCAAGGCTGCGGATCGGGCTGATCTCGGCCAGTTCGCGGGCGATGATCGCATCGATCGTGCGAGGCACGGCATAGCCGCCTTTACCCGGCGTTGCACCGCTGATCGACTTGACCTCGGTTTCGCGGCCTTGGCGCAGATAACCCTCGACGAAGCCCTTGACCTCGGGCGACGCGACGTCGGATCCGGCAGCGGCCATCACCGGGCGGCTGGCCGCGCGCGATACCTTGTCGAGCCGAGCCTTCACTTCGTCGACATCACCGCGAAGGTTGGCAATATCCGCTTCGTTCTGTTCGGTGCGAGCGACGAGATCGAAACTTTCTTCAAGAGGATCGGCAGCAGCTGGGGCCGCAGGTTGGATGGTTGTAGTCATGTCCATGGAAGTATGGCCTTTCGGTTGGCAGGAGGAGACCGCCTGCAAATGGCGGCCGGGTCACGCGCTGGGTTGGCGCGAATTCAGGTGACGAGATGGACCCGCGCCCCATGCTGGAGCGGATGGGTGACGAGGCTGATTTCAAACAGGTCGATGGCAAGAAGCGTGCGCCCCCGCCCGGTTTCCACGGCTTCGCGGGCACGAAAACCGAAGCTGAGGCCCGAGACTTTCCCCTGCTGCAGCAGCCTGGCGCCGCGCGTTCGGGTGCGCTCGATCCGCGCGACGACCTTGAGGCCGCGGGCATCTTCGGCGATGGTCTCGATCACGCCAAGCTTTTGCCCGGACCGGTGTTGCCAGAGCAGCGGGAGCGGCTGCGTCCGCGCCGCGAGCGTTGCGGCGAAGGCGCCGGGGCGGATCATATCGCGCGTGCCGTCGGGAACGTGGAACAGCGCGGCATATCCCGCGAAGCGCAAGGGTACATCGGGCACCATCACAGCAGTTCCCACACACCCAGCCGCACCGCGATCCCGATGAGCAGCGCTGCTAGAAGTCCGCGCACCGCCCATTGGACCAGCGCTTTCCAGGCGCTCGACTTTGCATCGCGCCAGGCTTTGAGCAGCTCGCGCAATTCGCCGAGATCTTCCAGCGCTGCATCGTCCGACAGGCCAAGCCGCAGGGCGACCCGGTCAGCCGCCAGCTCGCTCGCTTCCTCGATGATTGCGCGCAAGGTCATGAGTTCGGCGCCTTCGGTCTGGGCCTGCGCCATGAGGCTGGTGAGCATGTCATTGCGGGTCACGACGCCTCTCCCTCTGCGCCGAAGCCAAGCAGAGCGCGCTTTTCCCCGCGGCTGAGGAAGTCCGCCTCAGTCACCTGCTTCCACAGGCGCTCGCGGTCTTCGGAAAGCGCGGTCACCCGGTCGAGATCGATGGTGATCGCGGCGTTCGGGAACCAGGCTGAAAGGCCTTCGGTGATGCTCGCGAACAGCTTGTCGGCAAGCGGCAGGAGCGTCAGCCGCCACAAGGCGCGATTGGCTTCGCGGTAATTGGCGTAGGTGTTGTCGCCCGGCAGGCCGAGCAACATCGGCGGCACTCCGAAGGCGAGCGCGATTTCGCGTGCCGCAGCGCTTTTGAGTGTCGCGAAGTCCATGTCGGCAGGCGACATCGCAATTGTCTGCCATTTGAGGCCGCCATCAAGCACCATGGGGCGCCCCGCATTCACCGCACCCGAGAATGCCTGTTCCAGTTCGACCTTGAGCCGCTCGAACTGTTCGCCTGTCAGCCCTGCGCCATCGCCGGTGTCGTAGACCAGCGCGCCGGAAGGTCGCGCGGCGTTCTCCAGCAATGAGCGGTTCCAGGCCGAAGCTGCGTTGTGGATCGCCACAGCCTGATGCGCAGCGGCAAGGGCACTTGCGCCCAGATGATCGTCGAGCGGGTGCATCGCCTTGATATGGATGATCGAGGGCCAGCCATTTTCATCCTCGCACGGGATCGTGATCGGCTCTCCCGCCACGCGGTATTCGAAGCCGATCGGCCAGCCATCATTGCCGGTAATGACGCGCATGCGGTCGGGGCGAAGCGCATAGAGCTCGGTCGGCTCGCCGTGAGCGTTCTTGGCGATCTGGACATAGGCGTTGCCGTGCAGGAGCACATGGGCGGCCAGCGTCTCGATCAGCGACTGGCCGGCGCTGGTCGCAGCGATGAGGCGTGTCAGGGTATCGTCGCCGACGTTCAGCGGCGCCTGTCCGATACCCTCGGCCACGATCCTGACTGCGCGCTGCGCGATCGGGTTGCCAAGGAAGCCCTCGCGCACATCGCGTTCGTAATCAAAGCCGCGACTGGTCGGACCCGCTTCGAACGCGGGCGACCAGCCGGCGAAGGTTGCAGGCGCGACGGGCACGCGCGATCCCTCCGCGCCTTTGAAGGCGGAGAGCATCTGTTCAAGCCAGGCCATCACAATTCCTTTTCGAATGTCGTCTTTGTTAAAGTGCGCGCACGCTTGGCTGGCCACCGCGGCGCAGCAGTAAGTCGGTAAGTGCCCACACAAGCGCGTCGACGCGGTCGGGACTGCGGCCCGGTCCGGCATATTCGCCGCCGATCAGCAGGCCGCACATCTGGTCTTCGAGCTGCGGGAACGTCCCACAATGAAGGACCTTGCCCGCCGCATAGAGCGCTGCGACCGGCTCGGCCCGGGCAGCTTTTCCGCGACTTGCATGGACCAGCTTTACGTTGAGCCCGGCATCGGCCGCGCGCAGGACATGTTCGACCATCGCGCCGCCCTGATTGGCTTCGGCAACGACGCAATCGGCGTTCCAATGCTGCGCCGCCACGGCTACCGCCCGGGCCCATTCATGCGGCGCCGGACGCGCGACCGAGCAATCTGCCAGGACATGGCCGCGACCGTCTTCGCCAAGCATCGCGACGATGATCCCGGCCTCGTCGCCAGTGGCCGAGACAGGCGGATCAACGGCGACGACTATTCGGCGCGCTTGCGGCGGCGCGGTGCCCAGCCGTGCGGCTTCAAGCTGCGCACGGGTCCAGAGCGCACCTTCGATATCGCGTAGCAATTCGCCGCCCAGTTCCTGGCGTGCCAGCTGGCTTGCGCCATATTCTTCCTGCATCGCATCGAGGAAGCGGCCGGGAAGGTTCGCGGCATTATCGTAGGTAGAGCCTCTGGTGACTGAGACCGCTTCGCCAGCCTCGCCCTTCAGCAGGCGTTCGACAAGCGGAACCGCGCGCGGCGTCGTCGTCACCAGAACGCGCGGCTGGTGTCCGAGCCGCAAGCCCATCAGAAGGTTATCGTACGTCTTCGTCGCACGTTCTCCGGCAAGGGGCCATTTTCCAATCTCGTCGCACCAAGCATGGCTGTGCTGCGGACCTCGCAGGCTTTCGGGTTCCGAAGCGGCGTAAAGCTGAGCCTGCGCGCCGTTGGGCCAACGCAGCCGTTTGAGCGAAGCTTCGAATACCGGACGGCGATCGGGCGGAGCGCAAGCGATAATGCCGCTCTCGCCCTCGACCATGACCGCGCGCGCTTCGGCAAGTGAGGAGGACACCAGCGCGATCCGTGCGCTGCCGTCCCCCTCGGCGATCATGCGCACCCATTCGGCCCCTGCCCGGGTCTTGCCAAAGCCGCGACCGGCCATGATCAGCCAGACGCGCCAATCATTCGCCGGTGCGAGCTGTGCCTCGCGGGCGAAGAACTCCCAGTGGTAAGATAATTCCTCACATTCCTCTGCGGTCAAGGCGGTGATGAACCGCTTGCTTCGAGAAGGGTCGAGCGCGGCGAGCCACTGCGCCTTGCTTATTCGTGCGATGATCGGCTCTTTTCGTCGCGTATCTGCGTGCGCAGCATTTCGAACTTGCGGTCGATCGACGCGCGGGTATCGGCGGCGCTGACATTGCGCTGTTGGGCCACGGCCTGCGCCGCGCTGTCCCGGTGTGCGCCGAGCAGGCGGATGGCATTGGCGAAATCGTACTTGTCGGCTTCGTCGGTTTTGAGCCGGCCTTCGCGCAGACGGCACAGCACCTCCATTTCAAGAAGCGTATAACCATCGGCCAGCGCGGCCAGCCATTCTCTGGCGAATTCGGGGTCTTCGCGCCGCAGCTTGTACGCCTTGCCGGGGTCGATTCCAGCGGCCTCGGCACTTTTCTTGACGTTGGAGCTCTCTGCGAGCGCTGCGAGAAACAATGGTTTCCACACCCTTGGCGGATTGGTTTTTGTCTTGCGCGGCGCGCGGCGCGGCGAGCGGCGGCGGGCGCCGCCTGGAGTGTCTTTTGCCAT